CCAGAACACGATTGGTGCATGTATAGGTAAGTCTCGCGAAGAGGTTAACAGAAGCATCCATCGGCTGCGGGAATGGGGTATCCTAACGGCTGATTATCGCCATTACAGGACATCTATTTACAAATTAACTTCACTTTTCCAGCTCCCTAAGGTAATAGTAAGTTTGTGTGGCCTTTTAAAGAACATGTTGAAGCGGGTTACGACTTACCTCACACAAGCAAGTAAATCTTACGTTAGTAAGTATAAATATAATACTAAGTCATCCGGTGATGAACGAGAATTTAGTGAAAGGTTACGAAGAGCGATCAAAAATCAAGAGATTGCTAATAAACATGTGAAATGTGCGTCAAATCTCCCACCCGTAGTCTGTCTTCCTAAGCCTTGTCAAATCTTAAGTCGCAGAAGAAGGGAGCGAGAAATGACCAAGAAAACAAAGGACCTTGTGAAGACAATCGAAAAAATCAGCGAAACACTCAATCTTACACTTTATGGAAAATCTAAACTTGCGATATTTCCAATAGCCGCCTTGCATTACGCAAATAAAGAACTAATAAGATGCCTTGAAAATGGCGTTAACCTAGAGAACCCATTTGGATTCGTGTATTACACCGCAGATAAATATTGCCAAAATGCCGGAATGTCTATCAACTATGAAGCATATGACAAACTAGAAAAAAAACATAATTTCACTACAGAAGAAGAACCAACATTCGCAGACGTAGATCCGACTCTTCATTTTAAAGAAAAACCAAAAGCATTACAAAAACAAACCAATAACATACACCCATATGAGCATAAAAAAGAAAAGCCTTACAGCATGAACCACGAACAAGAGGGATACAAAACTTTAGAAAGCTCCGATACATTCCAGAAAACCGCAAACCTATTCGGAGAGTTCTTTGAAAAATGTAAAAAAAATATACTTGCGAAAGCCACGTAATGATAACCACGATAATTATACCTGGCCCACCCATACCACTACAAAGGCCCAGACTTGGTCACGGCAGAGTTTATGACGCACAAAAAAAAGAAAAAGAAAACGTAATTAATACAATTCTTACTAAAACCGATTTTCCACCCAATCATGACGAAGTAACACTCGAAATTAACTTCTTTATGAAAATGCCCAAGGGTATAGGAAAGAAAAAACAAGAGAAACTACAAGACAAACCACACACTTCAAGACCAGATATAGATAATCTAATTAAATTCTACCTAGATGTGTGTAACGGCTTTCTATACGATGACGATTCACAAATATATAATATAAAAGCAACCAAAACTTACTGCAAAGAAGCAAGAACCGAAATAACCATAAAGTACGGAGAGAGTAATGGGATACAAAAATAAAACCCACTCCAACAATAACCACAACTACATACAAGATAAGGTGTCCCAAATTGATACACTTTCAGAGCATGACACACAACCTATTGATGACAATGTACCCCGGGATGACACACAACCTATTGCTGACTATGTACCCCGGGATGACACACAACCTATTGCTGACTATGTACCCAAGAAGAACACACAACCTATTGCTGACTATGTACCCAAGAAGAACACACAACCTATTGATGACAATGTACCCAAGAAGAACACACAACCTATTGAGCATACACCAAGCGGCAAGAAGTCGAAGTTAACGGTATGCGATTTCTACAAGGACATATTCACCAATATGACTATACCTGTTTCAGAACAATTCATATCTAGATTAGCCCTTGATCTAGTTAAATGGGCAACCGAAGACGAAGAAGCCCTTAAACTCTCACAATTCCTGTTAAAGACAGGGATACTAGAGGGGACCTTTTATAGATGGTCAGTAAAGTACCCGTGCCTAAAAACAGCTAAAGAGGTAGCGAAGACAGCTATAGGCAATAGGCGAGAAATTCTAGCCCTAAAGAACAAACTTAACGCTTCAATGGTAATGGGCCAGATGGCAAAATACGATGACTCATGGAAGAATCTAGAGGAGTGGCGCAATGAACTAAAGATAAAGGCACAACAAAAGCAAGATTCAGATATTGTGTATAAGATAGTGGTAGAAGATTTCAGCGGCAAAGATGAAGAAGAAAGCAATAACTTACCCGAGGGAGATTAATGGTGAAGCTGGAAACAGTAGAGTTTGTAATGAATATCGGGGTGGCGCACCTTACTTGGCAGCTAATTACAAAACCACACGAGCATCCAACTGCCGTTCTTGCGGTGCAAAAACTCATTGAAATTCTTGGTATAGAAGGATTAGAGAACTTCCTTTCGTATTCAAGGGAAACAGATGAGAATGTGGTGATAGGGGTTAGTGCTTGGTATGGAGTGAGTCATTCAGTTCATTTCAGCTTTCATGATGAAGACATAAGAAGTAGGAAAGAAGATAGAGATATTGATATATTTGTTGATCAATTGTGTGTTTGTTTAGATGGATTTTTATACGTACATGATGAGGAGGACGGCCTTGAGGTTAATTAAGTTTTTAATTTTTGCAGTTGTTTTATTTGCTAAATTCGGTGTTGTAAACTTGAAGTGCATGCAGAGAATTCCAAGGGTGTATGATATTAAAAATCTTGTCGAAGAAGTATATATGAAAAAGCTTGCCGAAGAAAACAAAAAAGAAGCTACTGAGCAAAGAAAATTAGCCTATGCAAAAGATAAGGCTATGCATGAAATGGAAGAAAATGGATTAACAGATCATTTTTATGCTGAGTACCGAAAGTATTTAATGTTACGGTCTATGATAGATATAAATTTTAGTTATGAAAATGAATAAAGTCCTAAGGGTTTGCATCTTTATATCATTTTTATTAATTATGTCTGGTATGAGAAGAAGGCCGATCATCGATGGTAAGGAAATGACGGAGTTGGAATACATACAAAATCTTTTAAAGGCGTATGATGAGATTTATGCAGAAGGCGCTGCAAAAGACTCTAAGGAACATGAGGAGTTAAGTAGTAAACAAAGAGAAAAACACAATAAAAGAAGAACCTTCGCTGAGCTTTTAGAAGCTCGTGACAGAGCTATAAAGGATTTAGATGACAAAGAAAAAGCCAGAAGAAACAACTGACATACAAGAGTCTTTGGCTAGAATATCAACTAGCCTGTCTGTAATAGCCGGAATAATGGACATACTCCTTATGGAATTATTAAAAGAAAAAAAGTCTGGGGGGTGTCCACCTGAAGAGAATACTACCCCTTTTTCAGAAGAGAACTTAAGGAATAAGAAGAAAATCTGAGTCAGTTACACTAAGATTTATGGAAGAAGATATGAGTAAGTTACAGAAGAAGTATGAAGAGTTTATACTTAATCATGGAGAGTACGTTAAGTTACGCAAGGAATTATTGCGTAAGCCTGAAGAAGATGCCGCAAAATTGGCTGAAGACATAGGAATATTCGCTTTAAAGACTGAAGCGAGTGACCTTCTTGAGAAGAAAAAGAATCAGGCGTGGCGTCTTTATAAGTCGATATGGGGTGGTGAGCCGTCTAAGAGAGACATTGATAAGTTTTTAAAGCTAGCTGATGAGATATTGGTGTGTAAAGAGCTTTACTCAGAGGACATGGAGAGAGTATGGCAAGTTTCCAGAGATCTTGTTTGGTCTTACGGGCAAGTATTCGATAAGGATAAGGATGAATCAACCTGTTGAGGTTAAGATACATCTAAATAAATTTAAACCACGCGATTATCAGCGTCCAATATTTAAAGCATTCTTTGAAGATAAGTTTCGTCGCATGGTGATAGTCATGTGTAGAAGGTCAGGAAAAGATTTATGCACATGGAATATAATTATTAGAGAGGCGATAACGAAGCCCGGCGTATATTATGTTGTATATCCAACGTATTCGCAGGGAAAGAAGATTTTATGGTCATCGGTTACCATTTCAGGAATTCGCTTTCTTGACTACATACCCAAACAGCTTGTGGAGTCTACAAACTCCCAAGAGATGAAAATACACCTTTCGAATGGTTCGATTATACAAATAATTGGCTCAGATAATCCTGACAGAATTGTTGGAACCAATCCAAGGGGAGTTGTCTTCTCAGAATACGCCCTACAGAACCCACGCATTTATGCATTGATGTCTCCTATACTTGCAGCAAATAAGGGATGGGCGATTTTCCAATCTACTCCGAGAGGGAAGAATCATTTCTGGGAAATTTATCAATTGGCTAAGAATTCTCCCGGTTGGTGGACGTGCAAGCTTGGTCTCAATGAAACAAAACATATCGATCCTGAAGAGATAGAGAGAGAAGTCTCAGAAGGTTTAATGTCTCCTGATCTTGTACAACAAGAATATTTTGTTTCATTTAATGCTGGGGTTGAGGGAGCTTATTATTGTAAATATGTAGATAAGATGCGTTTGAACAATCAAATAGGAACAGTTCCATGGGAAGCAGGATTTAAGGTTCACACTGCTTGGGATATTGGCGTTAGAGATTCAACAACTATTATTTTCTTTCAGACGATAGGTCAAACTGTTCGGTTAATAGATTTTTATGAAAAGAACAAAGAGGGCTTGGAGCATTACGTTAATCATGTTTTATCTAAGGAGTATACTTATGGCAAGCATATTGCTCCTCATGATATACGCGTAAAAGAGTTTGGATCTGGTATGACAAGAATCGAGAAGGCTAAGCAGCTTGGTATTAATTTTGTTATAGCAAGTAATGTGTCTATAATGGATGGAATAGAGTCTGTTCGCTCTGCTTTGAGTAGAATTTGGATTGATGAAGATAAATGCTTTAGGCTTATTAAGGCAATTGAAAATTATCGCCAAGAATATGATTCAAAGAGGCAAGTCTACAAAGAGAAGCCACTTCATGATATGCACAGCCATGCATGTGATGCCTTAAGATATCTTTGTGTCACTTTACCTAAAACAAGAGATGGTATGTCGGCAGAAGACCTGGAGCGGATGCGAAATGAAGCGGTTAGTGGGGGGCAGTCTGGATTGCCTGCCTTTTTCAGAGATGATAATAGGTTTTGAAATTAAGGGTATATGATGAGAAAGTTTTTGTTATTGTTGACAGCTTTATGTGTGATGCTTGCCACTGGGTGCAGCAAGAAAGGCTTTATAAGGACCGCTGCGCGTCCTGAAGTCATTATCGGAACGTCAATTGCCGCGGTAATCGGTGGTATTAAATACTTTGGTGGTCGCTTTGGAATACGGAAGAAAAAAGAGCTTGTAGTTGAGATGGCAGACGCTAGAGAGTTTAAGGATTTTAAGTATATGCCATATTGTGACGAGTCACATAGGATCCTCCAATAAAGCTAGTTGTATACTATTTTATTGCAAGTGATGTATTATGGTTAGGCTGTAGAAATTGTGGTAAATAAAAAAGAAGGTTGAGTTATGCTTTTTCCCGAATTAGGTCCTGAGTTTTACGAGGAAAACGATAATTCTGTTCTTGCTAGAATGTCTGCTTTCTATAAGGACAGCATCACGATCAATCAATCTTTTTGGGAAGAAGCTGAGGTAGATACAAGGTTTGAGGCAGGCGACCAAAGGTTGTGGGCGGAGATGTATGGAGTCATCCCTAATACGAGAAGAAAGCAGTTTAACTTCAACAGAATTCGAAGAGTTATCAATATGATTTCTGGGTGGCAACGTAGAAATAGAAAGTCTACAGTTGTTACGCCAGTTGAAAATGGTGATTCAGAAACGTCGGATCAATTTACAAAAATCTTAATGTGGATAAATCAGCGCGAAGGAGTCTTAGAAGCGGTCTCCGAATCATTTAATAGCGCTCTTGTCACAGGAATTAATCTCTTACAGGTATGGGTTGATTATAGGTCAGACCCTGTTTCAGGATCTATTAAAGTAGATAGCTGTGATTACAATAGTTTTCTTATTGACCCCTTTTTCAGGAAGAAAGATCTCTCGGATTGCAATGCCATCTGGAAGCGATCATATATGAATCGTAAGGAAGTTTTATCTCTTCTGCCCGATAGATATGATGAGATCATGTCTCTTCCATCCAAGGATGATCGTGATGGGAAATTCAACTATATGCCTGAGAGTTTTAATGCTGGTCCAAAGAACCTGTTAGCTTACGATGAGTATTATTATAAAGATTACAGAACCCAGAAGATTGTAATCGATACTGTTAGTGGTGAGACGATGGAGTGGCGGGATAGTGATCCTGAAAGGTTAAAAGAGTATTTAAGATTTTATCCGCAAGTAACTGTTACTGAGAGTGAAATACCAACGGTAAGGGTTGCTGTAGTTGTTCAGGGTAAGGTTATGTATGATGGTCCAAATCCTATGGGGACAGATAGATATCCATTCGTTCCTGTTTTTGGTTATTACAATCCACAAATGTCAGACTATCCATACAGGGTTCAAGGTGTTGTTAGGGGTCTTAGAGATTCGCAATATCTATATAATAGAAGAAAAGTTATTGAGTTAGACATTCTAGAGAGTCAGATTAATTCTGGTTTTAAGTACAAGATAGACTCACTTGTTAATCCAAAGGATGTATTTCTTTCTGGACAGGGTCGCGGTCTTGCGTTAAAGCAGGATGCTCAGATGACAGATGTCGAGCAGATACTTCCACCACAAATTCCACCTTCAATGATTCAGCTTTCAGAATTGCTTGGAAGAGAGATACAGGAGATTTCTGGAGTTAATGAAGAGCTTTTGGGGACAGCCACTGATGATAAGGCAGGGATACTTTCTATGTTGAGGCAAGGAGCTGGGTTAACGACGCTGCAGATATTATTTGACCAATTAGACAGATCGCAAAAGCTTGTCGGTGGTTTGATGCTTGATGTTATTCAAAACAATTTTACTCCTGGCAAGGTTGCAAAGATTATAGAGCAAGAGCCAACTCCTCAATTCTACAATAAAGCATTTGGAAAATATGATGCTGCTGTGGAAGAGGGTATTAATACAACAACTCAAAGGCAGATGCAATTTGCTCAGCTTATGCATCTTAGAGAAGCTGGAATTAACATACCGGATAATGTCATTCTTGAAGCAACTACATTGCAAAACAAGAAAGATCTAATTGAAGCAGTAGAGCAGCAGAATAAGCAGCAGCAAGAGATGGAACAATTCCAACGCCAAACTCAAATCGCTGAAACTAAAGCTGGCATAGAGCTTTCAAGGGCACGAACTGTTGCAGACCAAGGTCTTGGCGTAGAGAGATTAAGTAGAGTTCAAGAAAATCAAGCGCTTGCTGTAGAAAGAAGAGCTGAGGCTCAAAAGGATCGCACCGCTGGAATGTTGAATATTGTTAAGGCGATTAAAGAGATAGAGGGTATTGACATATCACAACTAGAGAAGTTAATTTCATTGTCTAAGCTTCTTACCAAACAAGAAGAACAGATTGAAACAAAAGATAGTTTGCAAGATAGATCAGTTTCGAATCTTTTGAAGCAAGCAGAACAATCACCAAGACCAAACACCCAGGATAGAGGTATTTAACCTTGATGGTTATTTATCAGGGGTAAATTTACAAGAATATGTTTATTTATCAGGGTAGGTAGGCATCAGTTTCCTAGAAAGGGAAAGATATGGCAAAGAAGAAAAGATACTACGACAAGAAGATGTCAAAACAAGAAGGCGCAATGATTGCTGGAAAACTTGGAATAGCATTAATGCCTACAGAGGCAATCATGAAGTACTATCCAAAAGATGGTTCATACCTTCCTGAAAATCTTAATGATGGACTTAGTGGTATCGACAAGCAAACACGTGATGATGTCACTGGAACTAAGAAAGATCTTTCAGATACTAAGTTCTAAATAGATTCATAAAACCCCGCGATGGCACTCTTAAAGAAACTCGGGGTGCCATCGCTAAGGGATATAGTTTAGGAAGTGATATGCCAATAAACATTAGAAAAGACGATGCCGCAAGGCGAGCTGCGCTAAATATCTTAGGCCCCCCGCAAAACGGATTGGCGGATTCTTCAGGTAAGAAAAAAAGATTTGTTAGAAAGAAGGACAAAGATAATGCCCAAGAAGAAAAAATCAATCGCTACGAAGAAATCGGGTATCGCTAATAAAAAAAAGTTAGTTAAGAAAAAATCTTCTCCAAGAAGCAAGTCTGTTTCTGTCGCTAAGGGTGTAAAGATCCCAGTTGAAAAGAAGGCGAAGCTTGAGAGGAAAAAAGGCTCTTCTAATACCGGAGAATATTCAAGGGTGTCCCCTGTAAACTTCGCTGGTAGTGCTGGTGGAGCTTCTCCCTATTCCTTTCCAATTAACACAATGAAGCGTGCTAAGAGCGCACTTGCTAGGGCTCATTTTGCTCCCAACCCAGAAGGAATTGTGAGAGCTGTCTATAAAAAGTTTCCGTCCCTTAATCCAAAAAATAAGAAGTGATCTATGGTTCTTATAAGAATTTTTAATTACATTGTAAATAAGTTTAGGGGTATTGTCTCGAGATACAAGTCTAAAAAGCTCGAGAAAATCATGAAGGAAAAGTAGAAGAATTTGAAATTTAGGTGGGCTAGGAATGAAGAATAAAGAGGAAAAAAAGCCAAAAAGAAGAACCTTGGGAGAAGAGTCTTTAAGACTTTATAGTGAAGATCCAGGAACTCACTCTGCAGTAGATCAGATGAGAGAACAACTTGAGGATTATGAAAAGAATGTATTCGAATGTGTGCAGAAGAATAAGAGCTCTTTTGATGATGATTTTTACGTAGTAGTTCTTACGAAGAAAGAGCGACTAATGCAAAACGTGCTACGAGGTTTTTTCTTTGCACGTAGATCATGTCCTACCCCAGACTACGACCAAGCGGTATATAAATACTTTAAAAAAGATTCGAGACTTGATTTGCTTTGGGTCGTTCCCTCTGCAGATTCTGTTAACTTGATGAAAAACAATCCTCATCTTGTTGAAACATCTAAATATGCTTTATTGAACTATGTTATGAAATTTTCTGATGGAACTTTATTGCGGCTTGCAAAAAAGTTCTGTGGAGAGGAGAGAGATTCTAATATTATAGAAAAGTGAATCTTGAAAGGAAAAGATGGAAGAAAATCAAAATGAAAACGCCAATGCTCAGAATGAAGAACATCAAGAAAATGCTCCTGCGGAGCAACACGTTGATAACTCTGCAAGCGTTAATATAGCAAATCTTAGGGCTGCAAAAGAAAAAGCTGAGAAAGAGCGGGCTGAGATGGTTTCGCAAATTGAAGAGATGAAAAAACTTCAGCAGCAACAAGAAGAACCTCCTGAAGAGCCAGATTACTCTGATGGAGATTTTGTTGAGGGTAAGCATCTCAAAAAAGAAATAGAGGCTATCAATAAACAGCTTGCAGCATATAAGCATCAACAAACTGAAGCAACTGATGAAACAAGATTAAAGCAGGTGTATTCAGATTTTGACAAAGTTGTTAATCAGGAAAACCTTGATAAGCTCAAGGAGTTAGATCCTGATACGGCAGAAACAATAGCTATGTCTCAAGCGTCTCTCTATACTCGTGGATCGGCGGCTTATAAACGAATAAAAGAACTTAATTTAATTGTTGAAGATAATCATGCGCAAGATAGAGAAAAGGCTCATGCGAATGTTGCAAAACCAAGGCCAATGAATAGCGTTTCGCCTCAGCAGGGGGAAAGTCCTCTCTCTATGGCAAATGCTTTTTCTAATGGGTTGACTGATGAACTCAAGAAGCAGCTTTGGAAAGAAATGCAGGATTCAGCAAAAAGACACTAATAGACGTGAGCTTCATACTTCATACTACCAAACAGGCGCGGTATTTTTCAGGACTCCTCTTTTTTTATGCCGCGCCAATTTATTTCTTATCAATGTTTTCAAATTGTTCAAAATAAATTGCATTTATTGCGTGTAGATAAGTATACTTAGTTAGCGTACGAAGAGTCGCGCCTTCACCTTGACGTAAGGGGTTCGTCTTCCCGCGACGTAAGAGATTCGTCACCTCATTCGTGTAGTTGTTTTGCACACCATAGTGCAAAAGTTAATAACTTTTAACCATATAGGATAAAATATGGCTATCACAACCACGAGTGTTCTTCCAGCACCGGTCCAGCAAAGTTTCTCGATGAAGCTTTTGTCTGTTCCTGTACCTAATATGATCCACAAAATACCTGCAGTCATGAAAACAATGCCTGCTAAAGGTGGAACAACTCTTAGGATGAGAAGATATAACCCACTCGATACTGCAATGGTTCCTTTAGGGAATACCGGCGTAACTCCTCCAGCACAGCAACTTACTGCTGTTGATATAGATGCTAAAATAAGTTTCTATGGAACATACATTCAATTAAACGAGCAAGTAACTCTCCAAAACAAAGATCCAGTACTTAACGAAGCAGCAAAAAGATTAGGTGTTTCTTTAAGGCAAACCGAAGATCAATTGACAAGAGATATGTTGGCAGCAACAGCTTCTTTCGTTAACTGTACCGGCGGTGTAAATGGTGATAACCCAACTGAAATTACAAGAAGTGATGTTGATACTGTTGTCAGAACCCTCCTAAGTGGTGATGCTTACACCATCATGGATAACATTGAAGGTAATGATAAGTTTGGTACAGCTCCAGTTCGAGATGCATATTTTGCATTGTGTAATACAGATCTAACTGGCGAGCTAGATGCAGTCTCAGGTTTTATTCAAAAGAACCAGTACCCATCACCTATGAATGCTATAAGGTCTGAATGGGGTGCAATTGGTAATCTTAGATTCTTGGTTTCTTCCATTGGATCTTTGACAGCCAGCTCGTCTAATCTTGGCGCAGATGTTTATAATATATTCTGTGTCGGTATGGAAGCCTATGCTTGTGTAGAACAAGATCAGTATTCTGCCCAGTTTATATACAGACCTCCAATATATGACGGTCCTCTTGCTCTAAATGCATCTGTTGGATATAAGTTTGCCGAAGTTCCTCGCATCTTGAATGATGAGTGGATTATCAATCTTAGAACAACACTAGTTTAAAGAAAGGAGTAAATCATGTCGGATAATACAATAATTCAACAGGGCGAGTTTACTTCTGATAGTACAGATAAGATCATCCCTTTAAGATCTAGTGCAGACTGGGTAAAGGTTTACAACCTTACTAACATTGCTGCATCTGCTCAGTGGGATGCTGTAACATGGTGGTGGCAAAAAGAGATGACAGCTGATGACTCTGTTTTAGAGTTTCATGCCACTGCATCTCAGATCACTTCTATGTCTACTTCTGCAATAGGATTCAATGGAGCAACCTATAGGGGTATTTCTCTTATAGATACTTCAGATAGAACTCCTGGCGGAGCTGTAGCTATTACTGCAGGAACAAATGCCACTCAACCTGTTTATTCAACTGCTGATACAGGAACTATGATCAATGGATCTGTTGTTAGGATATCTCAAACAGCTCACGATACTATTGATGGTTTAGATTTTACTGTAGACACAGTTACAGCGGACACGAGTTTTAGATTAGCCAATACAATTGGAACAGCTCCTGGAGTTATTTCAGGCGCTGGTTTCTACAGGCTCATTGCTCCAAATGTATCAATTTACAACATGTGGTACCCTAAAAAACGTGTAATCGCTAATATATCTCAAGCCGCTGCTGGTGTAGTAACTACATTGGTAGATCACGGATATACAACCGGACAAACAGTAAGGCTTAAGGTTACAGGCGATTGTGGAATGACAGAGTTAAACGATAGATTAGTTACTGTAACAAATATAAATGCATCAACTTTCTCTATCGGCGTTAACACAACTGCGATGACAGCGTTCACATTCCCGCTTCCAGCCGTTTCTCCATATACACCATCTCAGGTAATTCCTGTAGGTGAGACTGCTTCAGCGGATTATGTAAACTTGCTTGATGATGCTACCTTAAATACCGCTTTCATTGGTATTGTTCTTGGAACAAGTGCTAATGCTGCTATTTCAGCAGGAAGTCCAGGTGGGACAACCGCTGACGTAATTAAGTGGGTTGCTGGTAAATCATTTGCCACAGATATAGCTTAAGGATAATGGCTATGAGGGGGGAGTCTTCCTCCCTCACTACCTTTAGGAAAAAGATGGAAGATAAAAACCCAACAAAAATAGAAGGCAAAGCACCTAAGAAAAGCCTTAGGTATCAGAGAGATAAAGATAGGGAGCTCGTTAAGGGGATATTTCATTTTTATGAAGTTCCAGGCGGGACAATGAGTTTTTTTGTTAAGGAGTATAAAGGGGATCAGCCGCAAAGATATCGTCTAAAAGATGGTGAAGTTTGTACTATTCCACTTGGCGTTGCAAAACATCTTAACAAAAACGGCTCATATCCGGTACACTCCCATTCTATGGATGCGGACGGCAAAAATGTTTATAAGATTAAGGAGAAGAAGAGAAGGTTTGGTTTTCAGAGTTTAGAGTTTATAGATCCTGAAGATTTTTCTACTGTTGATTCAGATCTTGTAACAGCAGAAAAAGTTTAATTTGTCGGGCTGCGTTTAAAATTTTAAGTTAGGAATAGATATGCCAGATTCAACTCTGTCTTCTTTAACACAAATCCGTACTAAGGTGCGTAGAATTACTCGTAGCCCCTCTACGTCACAATTAACAAATACTCAAATTGATGACTATATAAACACATTTGTTCTTTATGATTTTCCAGAATTCACGGTAGATAATAAGTTAGTATTCTACACAATGCCTAATGTTGATAGGTATGCAACAAATACAGTTAATGCTGACGATCCTCTTTATAGCTTTAAAAATGTGTATCTTAGTGTTCAGGCGCCTGTCTATATTGGAGGACAAGAATCAGTGTTTTCTCAGTCTAGAGAGGAATTCTTTAGAAGATATCCAAAATACGAAACTCTTGAGAATATTAGTTCGGGAGACGGTGTTACTGTTGCCTTTGCAGGAATACTAACCAAAACTCCTATTCTTGCATCTACTGTTACATTTAGTTCAGTGGATGCTGATGGAAATGGAATAGTTCTTAAGGATGTTCCTGATGTGGATCCGATTACAGGAATAATAACAACTACTGGTTCTCTTGTTGTACCAGATGCAACAGCGGTTAGTCTTGGCACAATAGACTATATAACTGGCGTCTATTCATTAGATTTTCCAGTTGCTCCTGGAGTAAGCGAAGATGTAACGGCACAAACTTATGCATATGCTGCTGCTAGACCAAGGATGGTTATGTTTGAGAATAATACCTTCACTTTCAGACCAGTTCCAGATAAAACTTATCGAATCGAAATTGATGCATATAAGAGGCCTACGGAGCTGCTTGATAGTACTGATACTCCTGATCTTGCTCAGTGGTGGCAATACATCGCTTATGGGGCAGCGAAAAAAGTATTTGAAGATAGAATGGATGTTGAAAGCGTAGCAGCAATTACACCTGAGTTTTTAAAGCAAAGATCTCTTGTGTTACAGAGATTGGTTGTTCAACAATCAAGTGAAAGAACGGCTACAATTTATACTGACAGAGGAGCAGAAAACGATGTTGGACAAGATACCGTCTAAGGAAAAACTTTTTCCTATGGAATATATGGTTCCTGTTTTAATTGTAACAATTCTTTTCTTTATTATTTTGTATATAACAAGCAGAAAAAATTAAGCCAAGGGAGCGGTAATGGCATACAAAGACATAATACCGGCAGCAGCAGATCTTCTATCACAGTCTCAGGATGATATTTTAAACAACTTTATAGCTATCAAGACACTTGTAGATATAAATCATGTCACCTTTGATGCAGCTGACCAAGGAAAGCATAGTTTTATTGAGTTTCCAGTTCAGGCTCCGGTACCAACTACTGGTGCTGGAGAAGTTGGATTATACAGTCAGACTTCTGCGCTTACTGGAAATCCAGAATTAGTATTTTCTCATGAGAGTGCTGGTTCAACATATGAATTTACAGCAGCAGTTAAAGCAGAAACGGGATATGCAATTCTACCATCAGGGATAATATTTAAATGGGGCTCTGGAACTGTTAATGCAAATACTACAGCTACAGCAACATTTGCAATTGGTGCTGGAATCCCTGTTTTCACAACTGTTTACAATATGCAAGTAACAAGGCAGGGAGCAGCAGGCTCAACTGGAGTTTTATATTATCAAAGTTTTACAACAGCCGATGTAACTGTATTTAATACGGCAGATGCTGCAAAGAAATTTTTCTATACAGCAATTGGAGTTTAATATGGCCTATGATCGTTTTCTTATAGCCCCAATTAAAACTGGTCTGGTAACAGATATTGAATCGTGGCAGATTCCTGAAGATGCTTTTGAGTTATTAAATAATGCCTATGTTCATAAAGGAGTTGTTAGAAAGCGATTTGGATCAATGTTAATGGGAGGGTTAGCAGATTCTTCTATGCTTGATCAATTGAATTCAAGGTTGAGGGTTCTTGTAGATACAACTGACGGAGCTGGTGCAGCTTCTGGAACAGTGCCTGGTGTTGATTTTGCAATTGGGCAAATGTTTTCTATAGATGATGAGATTTTTACTGTTGTAGAAACAGGAACTCCTGGAACTATGCTTTCAACTGGTGTCTCACTTACAATGACGTTTGATACAACAACAGGTGCGTATGCATTTACAAATGCGGCTGCTGCGCACAGTGTTTATTACTATCCAGCTCAGCCCGTTATGGGGTTATCTCATTTTGAAGAAAACATGGTTGCAAACAATCCTACATATGCGTTTGATCAACAATTCATCTATAGATTTGATGGTACTGCGTGGGGAAGAGATGGAACGGTTGTTCTTCATGGTACTGATTCTGATTTTATTTGGTCAGCAAATTGGACAGGAAGAACTCTTGATGAAACATGTTTGTTCATAACTAATTTTAATGCAACAATTGGAGCCCCCGGAGCTAATGATGATCCGTTATATTCTTACAGAAATGCTACGTGGTCAGAGTACAGGCCTGTTTTTATGGTGGCTGCAAATCTTCCGGATGGTTATGTTCAGACAGCAAAGATTATACTTCCATTTAAAGACAGATTAATTCTTCTTAATACTATCGAAAGAGATGTAACTGCAGGAACAAATAGTGCCCATGTTAATAGATGTAGATATTCACATAATGGAACCCCGTTTCCGGCTGATGTGCCTGACAATGTTGCAGCTGCAGTATCGAGTGCATGGTTAGAGGGAAGTCTTACTTGGACTATTGGAGGAACAACAAGAAGGTCTGATGGTGCTGGTTTTATAGATGCGCCGACAGAAGAAGAGATAGAGTCAGCAGAGTTTATCAAGGATAGGCTCATAGTTTACTTTGAGAGAAGTACATGGGAACTTGCATATACTGGTAACCAGGTTCAGCCCTTTGTGTGGCAAAAAATAAACACAGAACTAGGATCTAAGTCTCTAAAATCTGTAGTCCCATTTGATAAAGCTGTTTTTGCTGTGGGAAGAACGGCTATCCATGGTTGCTCAGGAGCAAATGTTTCGAAAATTAATGAAGCAATATCGGATCAAGTATTTGACATAAGATTAAGCGATGATGGCTTGAAAAGAGTTGCTGGGATAAGAGAATATTATACTGAAGTAGTCTATTGGTCTATCCCAACGGTTAATGCTCATAAGGATTCGCAGGTATTCCCCGACAAGGTTCTTGTGTATGATTACATGGGAGATTCTTGGGGTATAGCCGAAGATACGATTACAGCTTTTGGGTATTTTGAAGGTCAAAACTCTACAACGTGGGAATCAACAGAGCTAACATGGCAAGAAGCTAATTTTAGATGGGATAGCGGAACGATTCAGACAAGATATAGGCAAGTTATTGCAGGTAATCAGCAAGGTTTTGTATTTATATGTGATTCAGATATTTCAACAAACGAAGCGGTTATGCAAATAACTAACATAGAATATGTTGGTACTGATCTTCACTGTACTATTATTAATCACACTCTTAATGATAATTTTTTTATAAAAATAATTGATGCAACTGGTGTTACTTTTGATGGTTCTGGAATATATCAGGTAACTGTTGTTGATGCGGATACAGTTATGCTTCAAGATGTGGTCATGACTGGAACATACGAAGGTGGCGGAAGAGCAGCAAGGGTTTCACGAATAGATATAGTTTCAAAGCAATGGAACTTTTATGTTAACAAGGCTAAGAACTTCTTTTTAGCAAAGATTTCTTTTGCTGTGCAGAAAACAACGTTTGGTGAAATCACAGTTGATTACTTTCCTTCAGCAACACATTTATCTATGATTGACGGCGCAGGCACAACCGGATGTCTTCTTGGAGATAACAAGTTGCAGACATATCCGTTTGATTTATATCCTCTTGAAGATTCACAGCAGAGAGTATGGCATCCTGTTTATTTTCAGACAGAAGGTGAATGTGTACAGATAAGAATGTATCTTGATAACGATCAAATGAAAGATGTAAACATATCTGAGTCTGATTTTAAGCTTGAAGGTCTTGTTTTATTCGCACGTCCAACTTCAGAAAGGTTGCAGTAATGCCACAGGGTCCGAATACTGGCGCATTTGTCCCAACGACATTTGTTTGGGATGCTGCTGAATTGCAAGACTTAGATGTTAAAAGTGAGAGATTCAAAGAGATTTTAGTTCGCCTTTATCAAAATCTTAACTTGATGCAGCTCAATCTGAATATTAAAGATTCTGCGTATTACGATCAAACAGAATTTGTTAATGGGCAGTCTTTTTTCCCTAGTTCATCTGCAAGCTCATCAAGCACTGAAGCTATAAATAGAAGGCAAGCATTTAGAAAGCTGATTAATTTTGGAGCGCTTCCAAATACAGCAACGAAAAGTGTTGCCCATGAGATAGATATTACTTCTGGGTTTTCGTTTACTAGGATCTATGGTTGTGCGTCTGACACTACTTCTTTGGTGTATCAGCCTATACCAAATGCAAATAGTGATATACATATACACGTAACTTCTACTAATGTAGTAATAACAACATCTGCGAATTTTGCATCTTATGACACCACTTATGTTGTGCTTGAATATTTAAAACAATAAGGAGACAGGATGGGATTTTTTGGCAAAATGCTCGGATCGATTGGTAGTAGTTTAGTTGGCGGATTAATTGGTGGTCGTGGTGCAGGTAGAGGTGGGACTATGCCTAGTTCACAAATTCACAAGCTAGATAGGTTCAGTCCGGCTCAGCAGGCAGCAATGGCTAAGCTTGTAACACGAGGCATGTCTGACACTGACATGGTTGGTCTTGAAAAAAAGTATAGGCACTTGTTTGAGAGGGATACAGTTCCGGGACTCGCGGAAAGATTTACTGCAATGGGTGGTGGACAGCGATCTAGTGCATTTGAGGAGTCTCTAAGAAGAGGTGGTTTAGAATTATCAGAGCAACTAGCAGATCTTAGGCACTCAGGCGGAATGCAGTCTCTTGGATTAGGATTGCAACCTTCATATCAATATATGGCTACTCACACTCCTGGTATGCGTGGCGGAGGCGACGTTGGTGGCGGTGGAATGATTGGAAATATTATGGGTGGTTTAGGAAACATGATAGCTGGAGGTCTTGGAAGAAAGATGGGACTAGGTGGTCGTGGTGGTGGATATGGTATGCAGCAAGGAATGTTAGGTGGAGGAGCAAGACAGCCTATTAGAGGATATGGGGGTGCTCCCATAGGTGCGTATATGCCTGGACAGCCACAAGGCCTAAGAAGAGGTGTAAGTCCAGTTTTACTTAAGATACTAGAAGGTATCGAATTTTAAGGAATAAACATGGCAATTACAATAGGTAGAAAGCGCGGTCCAATTTCAGTAGGAAAAGGTCTTGGTCAAGTTCTTGAAATGATGATGCAAAATAAATTGATGCAACAGCAGGGTCAGCAACAAGCTATGGAGCGACAACAAGGGGCTTCTAATATTTCAGAAATGATGGAATCAGCTTTTGGAGTTCCGCCAGAAATTGCTCATCAAGTATCTAATATGCCTGAGGATCAACAGAATTTATTCTTGCAGGAACTTAGTCAGCTTGGCCAGCAACAAGGTCAGCAGGAAGATCAACTGGAAGGGCAACTGGAAGATCAACTAGGTCAGCTTGGGGGACAAGGTGGTGGATACAGAGATGACCAAGAAGGTCAGGAATTGGATGTTGAAACTTTAACTAAGCAAATCCAAGAGCGTGTATCACAACTTTCTCCAGAAGATAAGAAGATGCTTAAGAAGGAAATCACTAAAGCTAGAAAAGAGTATGACTCTCAGCAGAAAAAACAAGAAAAAAGAAAAAATGGTAAAAAAGCTGCCAAGAAATTAACTCCAAAGATTGTAGATGCATTTTTGCAAAAGGCCAATGGAGACCCAGACGAAGCAAGAGAGATGGCAAGAAAAAGTGGATATAATATTTAAGGATAAGTAGATGCCAGACCTATTTAGTCAGAGGGCAAGAAAATATAGTAGCCAGAGACCAGACCTATTTAGTCAGAGGGCAAGAAAATATAGTCGCCAGATACCAGGAAGATCTGAACCTGCTGATGTTCAACAAAGACAAGAACCGAGCGGCAATCTTTTAGAAGGACTTAAAGCTTCTGCCTTGGGTCAATTACTAGGATACGATCCACAATATCCAACAGAAGATGCTCCGTTTACAGAATCCCTTGCATTTAAGGCAGGTGCTTTGGGTGGAGATGCTCCAGCAATGTCTATTGGCTCTGCGCTTGGCGGTGGATTAGCTGGTCTATTAGGCGGTGGTCCGCTAGGAGCTGTAATAGGTGCAGGAGCGGGTGCGTTTGGATTGCCA